ATTGCTCCTTCTGTTCGTATAAGAAATCTTGTTGGCCTAGTATGACTACCCTACCATCTATCCCTTCTAAAGCTAAGAATAGAAAGATGGTAGACTATGTTACCGTGGTAAAAAGTAAGGAGGAATGCAATGTCGTTTAGAGGGTTTACAAAGGAGTACTTGAATGCTGATGGGTCTTCCGTTCGTGAAGATCTACTTGGAGGATTACACACTGATCCAAACACTATAGAAAAGTCTGTACTTATACTTCGTATGCAGCATCGTATTGCTGGATTTACTGGTGTGTTTGGAGACAACAAAGATGGAAACGGGAGGGGTGATGCCTTCCGCTTTGCTATGGAGTACACAGATGAACATGGATCTCTACCATCAGAGATACCAGAACTTACAGAGCCGGTTTGGCGATGACACAATACAATAGGATTGGTTGGTAATAACATGCGATATTCTCCATCCGCAGTAGCTAGGAGGAATGGTTATAGGTCCGGTCTAGAACACGTAACCGCTGAGTACTTGAAGGCTGCTAACATAACCTTCATGTACGAGAATATAAAGATAGAGTGGGAAGATCTAGCATACCGTACCTATACACCAGACTTTGTTCTTCACAACGGTATCATTGTGGAAACCAAAGGTATTTTTAATACTGCGGATAGGAGGAAGCATATCTACATTAAGAAGCAGCATCCTTCTTTAGACATACGCTTTGTATTTACAAACAGTAACAGTAAAATTAGGAAGGGGGCAAAGTCTAGCTACGGAGATTGGTGCTACAAGAATGGCTTCCAATATGCTACTAAAATTATTCCAGAGCCATGGCTTAAAGAGAAAGGTAAGAATAAACACAGTAAGTTTATAGCATTTAACGGTACGAAAAGGAGTTCTCATGTCTGAAAGAATGGAAAATAATACAGAAGATTACATCATACGTGTACGTCCCGGCTTAAACTTTCCACCTGGAGATGCGGAAGCTACCTGGGATGGCACTGTATCTGTTGACATACTATGGAGTGAGGAAAATCCTCTTGCTGATGATGAGTTTGGACAAGTTATGAACCTGACACAGATGATATGTGCTTCCGTACCGATCATGGAGAGTGATGAGAACGTAGCTAAATTGATGAGTGACTATGTAGATGACGTGTACAATAGTGAGCTACGAGACAAGCCGGTAGGCGTTGTTGGATCTATAGGTAATGTAGTACAAGTAAACTTTCAAACAAAGAGTGAGGTTACAAATGGGTGAGTATGATAAAATGATGGTAGATAAACCACCCCACTACAACCAGCATGGTATTGAATGTATCACTGCTATCCAAGCAGCTACAGGTGAGGGGTACGAAGCATACCTACAAGGTAACATCATAAAATACGTATGGCGATACAAGTACAAAGGAAAACCCAAGCAAGACCTAGAAAAAGCAGAGTGGTATTTAAAAAGGTTGATTGAATGCCAAGAGTAAAGTATACTTGCCGACTGAGCATAGACATAGAAGAAGAAGAATGCCCCATCCCAGTTGATGGGGATTTTAGTAATGAGCTACACGATATTATCGAAGACATGCTGCATGAATGTGACGGTATCTACCTGATGGATGCACAGATTGTGAAGAGGGGAAAAGATAATGGATAACTACTTACCGACCGACTACCAAAAGTTTATTGCGCTGTCTCGCTACGCTAGGTGGCGGGATGAAGATGCGCGACGTGAAACGTGGGCAGAGACAGTGTCTCGCTATACTAGTTTCCTTACTACCCACGTAAAAGAAAACCATGGGTACACTATTGCTAGTAAGCTAGGTAAGGAAATCGAGTCCGCTATTCTGGCACTAGAAGTTATGCCTAGTATGCGAGCAATGATGACAGCAGGTAAACCCCTAGCTAACTGTAACGTGGGTAGTTACAACTGTTCCTATTTGCCTGTAGATAATCCTCGTTCCTTTGATGAGTGCATGTACATCCTTATGTGTGGAACTGGGGTAGGCTTTAGTGTTGAACAGATGTATGTAAGTAAGCTGCCTATAGTTAGCGAGAATATGGCGCAGTCGGGTACGGTAATTAAAGTAGGTGACTCCAAAGAAGGATGGGCTAAGTCCCTTCGAGAACTTCTAGCTATGCTGTATGCAGGACAAATTCCTTCATGGGATATGTCAGGGGTACGTGAGGCAGGAGCTAGGCTTAAGACTTTTGGTGGCAGAGCATCCGGCCCTGATCCCTTGGAAGAGTTGTTTCTGTTTTGCATTGAGAAGTTTAAGGGTGCCGTTGGTCGTAAGCTAGATCCACTTGAGTGCCACGATATCATGTGTAAGATTGGTGAGGTTGTAGTAGTTGGTGGGGTACGTAGGAGTGCATTGATTAGTTTGTCTGACTTAGGTGACGATCAAATGCGTCATGCAAAGTCTGGTCAATGGTGGGAGAATGAAGGCCAGCGTTCCCTAGCTAACAACAGTGTAGCCTACAGCAGTAAACCTGACATGGGTACCTTCATGCGTGAGTGGTTATCCTTGTATGAAAGTCAGTCAGGAGAGCGCGGGATATTCAATAGGCAGTCAGCTACAAAGCAAGCTAGTAAGAGTGGTCGTAGAGATATTGAATATATGTTTGGATGCAATCCCTGTAGTGAGATTATACTACGTCCATACCAATTCTGTAACTTGTCAGAGGTAGTAGCTAGGTCTACTGATAACCTAGCTAGCCTAAAGAAAAAGGTGTACATTGCAACTGTACTAGGAACATTGCAGTCTACGCTAACTGACTTCAGTTACCTGCGTAAGATCTGGAAACAAAACACTGATGAAGAACGTCTGCTTGGAGTTTCCCTTACGGGTATCATGGATTGTCCCTTGCTATACGAACACGACGGCTTAGAAAAAGTACTCACTACGCTACGCGATGTCGCTGTTCAGACTAATAACGACCTAGCTGGTAAGTTAAACATCCCTGCGTCTGCTGCTATTACGTGTGTCAAACCTTCCGGTACTGTTTCCCAGCTAGTGGATAGCGCAAGCGGCATCCATGCTAGGCACAGTAAGTATTATGTACGTACTGTAAGGGCAGACAACAAAGATCCTATGACAGTGTTCATGAAGGACAAGGGTATCCCTAATGAGCCTGACTTTATGAAGCCTACTGAGACTACCGTGTTTAGCTTTCCTATGATAAGTCCTCCGACAGCTATAACTAGGGAACATACTACCGCTATTCAAGACTTAGAGTTGTGGCTTGCATATCAAAACTTCTGGTGCGAACACAAACCTTCTGTTACAATATCAGTGAAGAAGGATGAGTGGATGGATGTAGGTGCCTGGGTGTATGAACACTTTGATAGTATCTCAGGTATTAGTTTCTTACCCTTTAGTGAGCACTCATACAAGCAAGCTCCATACCAAGAGTGTGACAAAAATACCGCACTTGAACTACAAAGTAAGATGCCTGTCAAGGTAGACTGGACTGAGCTAGAGAAGTACGAGGTAGAAGATACTACGTCGGGTGGTAGGGATTTAGCTTGCACTGCCGGTGTTTGTGAAGTTGTTGACTTAACCTAGGAGGTAACTATGCCAAAGCTAGAAGTAGGGCTCATAGTAGAAGGTGCGCTACAAGGACATGAAGTGTGTGACGATGTAGAGTACGTGTTTGAAGTTACAACGGAGGCACCTGTAGATGTAGGCATGGCTATCGATGATGCCATGGACGCAGCTAGAGAGGCATGGCCTAATGCAGATGAGTATTCACTTGACTATGTAAAGGAGTATCACAGTGTCCACTAAGTACAAGCCCTCACCTATGCGTAAGGAAGAGTTTGAAGCCTTGCAGACATTAGTATTGTATAACTGGGAAGATGAACTACAACACTGGAAAGAGAATGGCGAACCAGAAGAAGGTCATGTGTACGGCAGCTTGCATCTATTGCAGGACTATGTAAACCGGTGCAGCAGTGAGCAACCGGAGGTGCCGTAATGGTTGTTGATCCAAGTACTGAGGGTAAAGTATGTAGTTTCTGTAAGGAGTGGAAACTTTTTTACATGTTTGGTGCAAGAAGAGAGTCTATTGACAAGCATAACAGTAGGTGTAAAGAATGTGACGTTCTACGTGCTACTGCCTACCGCAACACACCTAGAGGTAAAGAAACAATAGCCCTATATTATACGAACCACTGGGAACGGAAACGTATTAAGGATGCTAAAGGCAGAGCAAAGTTTAAAAAACTACCATTTAACATAACAGAGGATTATGTTAAAAGTATTACACCTTCTGATATGATATGTCCTGCACTGGGCATACAAATGAAAGTAGGACAAACTGCTAAGGAGTCCAAAGTTAGTGCCCCTAGCCTGGATCGATTAATTCCAAAATTGGGATACGTCAAGGGTAATATAATAATTGTATCAAATAGAGCAAACACTCTAAAAAGGGATGCAACCCCGGAAGAACTTATGAAAGTTGCAAAGTTTTACGCGAAGGTTTTTAAAGAACAAAATCCTAGACAATTAGCACTGGACCTGTAGATATGAAAGTAGAACTAGTAGACTCCATGGGTACCGACCTTACTGTAGTTAATGCAGCCAGGGTAAGTTTTAATAAAGAGTCCTCATACAAACTCAACGAAATGGGAGAATCTCTAGAAGATAAAGATGCTAGGTTACTTAAATATCTAGCTGACCACGATCACTTCACACCCTTCACACACGTAACTGTTACGATGCGTGAGAAGGTTCCTTTGTTTGTGGCTAGGCAGAGGTTCAAGCACACGATTGGTTTCTCGTACAATGAAGTAAGCCGAAGGTACGTGGATGAAGATCCTGAGTTCTACAAGCCAACTGATTGGCGTGGTAAGGCAGTGGATAAGAAGCAAGGATCATCTGATGTAATAGTAGACATCAACCCTGCTACGGATGACGGTAGAAGGGCAATGATGGATGACTACGACATTGCCATTAACCGCTGCATATGGGTATACAAACACTTGCTACGGAAGGGTGTGTGTCCAGAACAGGCTAGGATGATACTGCCTCAGTCCATGTACACAGAGTACTACGTTACTGGATCTCTTTATGCTTGGGCTAGAGCCTATAACCTACGGTCTAAGGAGGATGCACAACAGGAGATACAAGAGCTAGCTAAAGGATGGGACGATATTCTGATTATGCGGTTCCCTGAAAGCTGGATTGCTTTAACTAACTAAGGAGATCAACATGATTGACATTGTTATGTACAGCGTGGCACCTCTAATTATATTCGTTGCTGGCTACGGTGTAGGTTTCTTTATGGGAAAGTTAAAATACAATCCAAACATACCTGAACCTAACTACCTAGGTGGTCACCAGCATGACGAGCGAATAACACGCATGAAGTACGAGGAGGAGACGTGACAGAGGCAAAAATCATTGAGCATCTTAGGAAAGTATATGATCCAGAAATTGCTGTAAACGTGTATGATCTAGGTTTAATATACGATATAGACATAGATCACTTTCCAAAAGTAACTATTGTACATACGTTAACTAGTGCTTGGTGTGGTTTTGCAGACGATATCATTGGTATGATAGAGAGTGCTTGTATTGATGCCGGTGCTGAAACAGTAGATGTTATAACTACTTTTGATCCACCATTTAGTATAGACTTAGTTCCAGAAGAAACAAAACTAATGCTAGGGTGGATGTAACATGATGTATGAAATACTAGAAGAGGGAGACGTAACATGACAGATGAAACAGCAAGTGGTGAAGAGTATCACCAGAAAGAAAACCCAATTATGAATATGTCTATAGATGCCTTATCCTACGTGC